TTTATCTTTAGGTTTTTTAGAATATATTAACCAAGATAATTGTTCTGGACTAGCTAAATTAATTTTAGTATCACCCATCTGTTTATATACAATTGCATCTATCTTCTGTTGCAATGCATAAAACTCTGCTTGATATTCTTTTTTAACTTTATGTAGTTCTTCTAAGTCTACATGAATACCATTACGTTCCATATCAGCTAATACAATTAAAAACTCATTCATCATTTTTGCTGTCATGAGTAAGTCTTTATTTTTTGGTAATTTAAAATCTGACATTTGTGAATCAAATAATCTTCTAGTTATAGCTACATCCATCTTACCATATTGTTCAACAACTTCATGTGGTATGTTTTGAAATGGTATACCTCTATCTGTAAAATCTTTTATTCTATTATCTTTAGATCCTATCTTTCTTCTACGGCAACACATCTCAAGTGTTAAACTTTTACGAATACCTTTATTAAGTATATACTCCCCAATCATTGTATCATAAACTCTACCTTCATATTTAAATCCAGATTCTAATAACCACATTAAATCAAATTTAATATTGTGTCCAACTAATAATGTTGTTGTATCTAGTAGTTCTTGTATCTTATGAAAACAACCTTTATCAATTTTTTCAGAATGGTTTGTAAAAAAATATTCATCATCTATTCCAACACTTACAAGAATATTATCTGGGTGAAATGGTGATGGGTCATACCCACCATTCTCTGTTACTTGCCATGATGTCTCTACGTCTACTACTCTAATCATCCTTCGTACCTACTTATTTCCTTTCTAATTACACATTGTGGTTCTCCATGAAAACCATTTATTTTATTTTTACTTATACACAAAGTTCTAGTTCTATCAGATGGATCTGCAGATTCATTCTTTCCAATACCAATAATTAAATCAGCTTCTGCTGCCTTACCTGTCTTAGAGTTTTCCATCATATCAAACGATATACTATTTCTGTTATGTGCATCTGCTGATGCTTGAGATATAGCAATCACTGCACAATCTCTACGTTTAGCAATCTCTCTTGCACTTGTATATATTTCTCTAAGTTTTTCATCTGTTCTTGCATATGTACCAGAAACATTTATTTTGTCAAGCTGGTCTATTATAATTATATCTGGTTTATGCTTCTCACAATGAGCATCAATATCTGCTATTGACCAATCAACTGTATCAAACATAGATAAATTATCTTTTATATCTAACCAAGACTCTCTTGCCTCATCTGGTAATTCCTTTACCTCTTCTCTAGTCATACCTGTATAACAAGAGATAGCTCTCATCTGTGTTCTTATTGCTGGTTCTTCATTTATAAATGCATGTATCTTTGCACCTTGTTGGGCAAAGCCATCTGGTCCAGAGCATAAGCTAACCCAAAAAGCTGTCTTACCAGTTTCTGGTCTAGCAAATGCTATCATAAGATTGCCTGGACCTATACCACCAACGTTGTTTTTTAACACAGGAATGTTAAACTGCCATTTAGTTGTTATATCTAATAATCCTAATACTTCATTTACATCTGAAGTAACTGCAGGATTTTTTTCTTCATCTAAATCTTGTTTGTAATTTTCAATCATAGACATAATTGAAGTAAAGTTTGCATCTTTACCATTAAATATTTCAGTAGCTTCTACTGCTATCTTTTGTGCTAAGTCTCTATTAGATAAAACTTTAATAATATCTTTAGCAATCTCTTTGCTTGGAACTTCAACTTCTTTTATATCTTCTACAAGTTCACTAAACTTTTCCCTAGCTGCACGTGTTAATGCAGGATTAAATACAGTTGTGTGTAAAGAATATAATTCATCTAGTTTAATATCTGAATCATATTTACTATGTGCTTTTTCAATTGTCTCGTATAAAGAACTTATATCTCCAGAAAAAATAGTATGAGATATAGCACCTCTATATTGTGTGTAAAAATTTTTATTTAACATTAATCTAAGCATTTGCTTTTCTATCATAGAACATCTCCTTTATTTCATCTGTATTATAATATTTTAAATCATCTGTCAATGGTTTTACAATAACATTGTCAAATCCAGAAGACCTTAAATCTTTTGCCATATCATATGCTTTAGTTGTAGCGTCTCTGTCTAGACATATATATAAATTTTTGTAGGGTCTTAAATGTGATTTGTGTAGTTCTTTTAAACTTGTACCCATAATAGCAATACCAGTTAATATATTTGATACTGCACACGCTGATGGGCAATCCTCTACAATAACTGCATCATCACAATTACCAGATTTAAATGGTACATCTTTATTACCATACATAAACCATTTAGGGTAAACATTTTTATTTAAACCTCTACCAACTGCACCTACTATTTTGTTTGAATGTCTATTACGAACTAAAAAAACTACTCTGTCTTGTTTAACGTCATATTTAATTTCTGCTCTATGCCAAGCCCAAGCCTCCCAACAATTATTTTTATGTAAATAATTCATAGCTTTTTTATTAGAAAAAATAGATTGAAAACTATCTGGTGTCTCAAATTCATCAGATTGATTACAAATGTTATTACTATTTGTAAAAACTTTTGTTACATAATTCATATTTTTTTCTCCATCTTTTTTACCTTTAGCTGAACACGAGGCATGAAAGCAATACCAACTTATTTTATTTTCTGTAGTGTCTACTGCTAATGTATTTTTATTATTACAAAATGGACAATCCATTCTGATGTTTGCATCTGGTGGTACAAACAAACCCTCTACTACTGCAAGTTGTTGTTTAAAATTCAAAGCAACACTCTCTCTGGTTTTATATATTCATATGTAAGTATATATTTATCTTGAGTATGAAAACTATCTGGTTCTACTTTTAATAATTTTTCATTAAGATATAATGCTACTTCATTTTCTACTTGTTCTAGTGTTGGTTCTGATGATTCTTTTGGGAATGTTATTATCCCAGTCGCAAAAATTCCCATTCCTCGAAGTATTATTTTGTATCTTTTCATTGTTATCCTCTCTATCACATTTTTTTGATTTTGTCAAATCATATTCTTTGTTTGCCTCTTTAAGAGTCATTAGTCGCAGTTTATAACCTCTGCTCTTTAACTCTTTTATCTTTTGTTGTGACCAATAATACATTGTTTTCCTTATATTTTATATACCATGTGGTATCTCTACCATTTGCTTTGCACCAATTACAATGATGCTTTAATATTTTTCTTATCTCATTTCCATATCTTTTTAATTTCATAGTCTTCATTTACTTTCATTAGTTATTACAAATCTTAATATGCTTGTTGTTGGGTCTACATCTGTTGTCTTACAAGATGTTAGACACAAGAATACTAATACTATTAATGTTCTCATAGTCTTCCTTTTCTTTCTGACCTAGATTTGTATGGTAGTTTAACTACCTTACTACTTGGATTTCCTTTACGACTTGTCCATTCTATTGTTACTTCTTCTGCATCACCACCTTGAAATTTTTTAGTAGCTTTTTTTAGACTCATAGCTTCTATATCTTGTGACTTATCTTGTGTTATAAATTTATATGTTATCATTTATTTCCTTTTCTATGTTATATATTGTGTTATATGTATTGGATTGTAATTTACCAACATCTAATGGGTCACAGTTTACAAAGTCTTGTATAACTGATATCGCTACATCTAATATATCATCATACATTAGCATTGGCTCTTTTCTAAATCTTAAAGTTAAAAACTTTTTTATTTTTTTCTTTGATACTCTACTACTCATTAATGCTCCTTATAGCTTACTTGTTTAACTGAACGACTCCAACAGGCACGACAACTACCACACTCACCATTTTGTTTGTAAGCAGGACACTCCCTACCTATTGCAGGTTTATCTTTGTGTACACCAGATGTCCACTTCCAAAAATTAGGTGGTGGACTATCTACTTTGATTGCTGATACACGCAAACATAAATTCTTTGGTACATCTTCTTCTTTGATGTCTTTAATAAATTGATACTCTCTTGTAGCTAACCAATGCTTTATCTGTGGTGTATGCTCACACACCTCAAATATTTTCATTAGATGTGAAAAAGATTGTATATCTCCTGCATCAAACCACCTATGATATCTCTTTGATTTATCTAGGTTTTTGTATTTTATGGTCAGTAACATTGACATATAATCT